CCAACAACAGGAACAGCAGGATCTGCAGACGCTCGAAAGCGCCGCGACTGCGGTTCACGCGCAATTCGATGCGCTGACGGAGGGCTGGAACACATCGAGCGAGGCATACCGGACCGAACTCGATAAACGACTCGCGTTCGACGAATGGTATGCGGAACAGAAAAAACACATCGAGGATCAGGCCGACAACGCCGAGGTGCAGGCCTGGCAGAATGCCGAGAGGCAGATCACGTCCTCCGAAGACACTCTCATCAATGACATCTTTACGAAACGTCAGTCCCTGAACGCCGACCTGTTGCAACTCGCCGGTCAATTGGTCGAGAAGGAAATCGAGTCCGACGTCACGATGTGGACGGAGAAAGCTCTGCAGGCCGTGCTTGGCTCCGAGCGGATCAAGGTCACGGAGCAGGGCGGCGCGCTGTGGAATCTCCTGTTCAACCAGCAGGACGTCGCGCAAACGACGACGACCGAGGCCGCGAAGACAGGCGCGGTCACCACCGGCGTCACGTCGCGGACCGCGATCGAAAAATCCGGTGCTGCCATGGGCCTGGCCACACAGGCGACGACCGGAAGTTCCGCGATCATGAACGACGCCTATCAGGCGGCAGCCGCAACCTATGCCGCCGTGGCGCAGATTCCCGTGATCGGGCCGTTTCTCGCGCCGGAGGCAGCGGGTGTGGCGTTCGGCGCCGTGATGTCGTTCGACAGTCTGGTCGGCATGGATGTCGGCGCCTGGGAACTGCCGTCCGATATGCCGGCCATGCTGCACAAGGGCGAAATGGTGGTGCCGCAGAATTTCGCGGAAGGCCTGCGTTCGAACGGGCGCAGCGGCGATATCCATTCGCAGATCAACTATTCGCCGACCATCAACATGCGCGAGCCGCAAAACTGGAAGGCCCTGTTGCAGGGACATTCGGCCGATATCGTGGATGAGATCAATCGCGGTTTCAGAACCGGAATGCCGGCGCGGCCGTCAGGTCTGCGGTGACCACCCGCCATGGGTTATCTTGTCTATCCCAGAGCGCTGCCGGGCCTCGCGCCTGAAATCGTCCGACGCCCCAAACACGCCGTCGAACTGCAGACGCATCAGTCCGGCGGAGAGGTCCGGCTCTCCTACTGGTCCGAACCGCTCTGGGAATGGGACATTTCGTACAATGTCCTGCGTGACGGGTTCCGCGACGGCACGTCCTATGACGAGCTCAAGCAGATCGCGGGCATGTTCCTCGCCTGCACCGGCTCTCTGCAAGGATTTCAATTCTGCGATCCCGACGATCACGCGATATTCCGGCAGACCATTGCCATGACGGATGGCCTCTCGAGCGCCTATACGCTGATCCGCACCTACGGCTCATGCAATCCCGGCGATGGGTATCAGGGAAGCGAGGCCATCGGATTCCTCGATACGACCCGGCCATTCAATCTCTACGTCGATGGCTCTGCTACGCCCGTCGACATGTCGGATCCGACATATGGCTACTCGCTGGCGACGAGCGCACCGAAACAGCAGCAGCTCGTGTTCAACGCCGCGCCGGCATCCGGCCACACGCTCAGCGTGGACATGTCTTATCTCTACTACGCGCGGTTTGGAGCCGACACGCAGGATTTTCAGAAATTCATGCATCAGTTGTGGGGGCTGAAGAAGGTCACCATAGCATCGCTGCGGTTCGGCTCCGGCGGCTCAAGCCTCGAACCATCGACGTCGCAGGCGCCGGGAAGACCGGTGACGACAACATCTTCGCCGCTGCAACTCACCAACGCGGATGGCTATGTCGGCATCACGAATAGTTCCGGCACGGCGCTCACGATCGATCTGCCGCTCTACCCGTCCGCCAACCAAGTCGTAAAGCTCGCCGATGTCGGCGGCAATGCCGGCACGTATCCATGGACGATCGCCTGGAACGGTGTGGCCGTCACCAACGCCACGGTCGTGGTCAACAACGGATTCATCTCGCTGCGCTGGAACGGAGCCGCGTGGTATCAGATCGGAGCGCAGTGAAGATGGGCAATGGGCAGTCGGCAGTCGGCAATAAGAAAAAAATCACTGCCCACTGCCCAATGCCCACTGCCGGTGCGCGCAGCGCGCCATGAGAGCCGCTTCTGCCGCCTTGCAGGATTTCCTGCGCCTGCGCCAGCCATGCTGGCTCGCGGAGCTGTTCACGATCACGCTGGCCGACGGCGTAACCCAGTATTTCTGGACGAGCTTCGACAGGACTCTGACCTTCAGCGGCAGCACGTGGATCGCCCTGGGGCCGCTGATATCCCGCACGCGCATGACACTGCGCCATACCGTCGAGGTCCCCGAGATGGAGATCAGGATTGCGGCGCTCGACAGCGCTAAGGTGCAGGGACTGAACCTCAAGACCGCCGTCCACAACGGTATTTTCGACGGCGCGCGGATCGGTGTTTATCGAAGCTTCATGCCGAGCGCAGGCGATACGTCGCTCGGCCTGGTGACGATGTTTGTCGGCCGCCTGAGCCAGGCCGTCATCACCGCCTCCGGCGTCACCTTCACCGCCAAGGGCGACAACGTGCTGATGAACCAGCAGGCGCCGCGCAATCTCTATCAGACGACCTGTCTGCACACATTTTGCGACGTCAACTGCGCGCTTTCGGAAGCGAACTATACGCAGAGCAACACGGCGGGTTTCGGCGCGACGACGACCTTCGTTCCATGGGGCAGCGCGCAGTCGAACTACGGACTCTACGTTCTCGGTGCGATCACGTTCAACGCAGCAAATGCCGGCGGCGGCGTGTGCGCCGGTCAAATCCGCACGATCCGCAATGCCGACGCGACCGGCGTCTATCTCACTTATCCGCTCTACGGCCAGCCGCAGGCGGGGGACGCGTTCAGCGTGCTGATGGGATGCGCCCGCACGCTGTCCGCCTGCCAGAACCACACGGACAACGCCGGAAGTCCGGTCGACAACGAACAACACTATCGCGGCTATCCGTTCGTGCCGCAGGCGGAATATGGCGCGTGAGCGACCGGGAAGCCGCCCAGCGAACCGCGGTCATCGCGGAAGCGAAGACCTGGCTGCGCACGCCGTTCCGCGATTGCGCGGATGTGAAAGGCGCGGGCGTCGACTGTGCGATGCTGCTCGTGCGCTGCTTCGTGGATACCGGCGTCGTGCCCCCGCTCGATCCCAGGCCCTACAGCCCCCAGTGGCTGCTGCATCGCGACGAAGAGAAGTTTCTCGACATCATTTCGAAACTGGGGGCGGAGGTTTTGCGGCCACCCGTGCCGGGCGACGTGATCGTCTACCGGGTCGGACGCTGTTTCGCGCATGGCGCCATCGTCATCGACGCCGCGCATGTGATCCACGCCTACAAGCAGGAAGAACAGGTCGCCATCTCGCCGATGCACGACATCCGCCTAAGCCAGCTGAACGATGGCCGGCCGCGACCGCGAAAGATTTTCGATTGCTGGGCGAACAAGACGGTCGGCAGTAGGCAGTAGGCAACAGGAACAAAACGATGCGGAACTGCCCATTGCCTGCTGCCGGCTGCCAGCCTGCGGAGAATGCATAGTGGCGGGCGTATTCGGCGGCAGCAGCACGAATGCTTCGCAGGCCACGCGCTATACGCAGATGCAGGTGCAGACGAGCGCGCAGGGCTTGCCCGTGCCGCTCATCTGGGGCACCGCACGCGTCTCGCCGAATCTGTTCTGGTATGGCGATTTCAATTCCGAACCCGTCAACAACGGCAAAGGCGGCGGCAAGGGCGGAGCCAAGGGAGGTTCAACCTATACCTATTCGGCGGCGGTAATGATGGGGCTCTGTGAAGGCCCCCTCACCGACATGCACGCCAACTTCCCCGGCTTCTTTCCGAACGCGAATACCTTCATCGGCAAGGTGTGGCGCGACCAGGCGCAGCTGACGACACTTGCGAATCTCAATCTCACGCCGTTTCAGGGAAGCGCGAGCCAGGCGACATGGTCGTATCTCACAACCAATTATCCGTCGCAGGCGATTCCCTATTCGTCGCTCGCCTATGTCGCCTCGCCGAAATACAGTCTCGGCTATTCGCCGGCATTGCCCAATCACAGCTTCGAAGTCTTTTCGGACTTCGCCGGAAGCTACACGGCAGTTGCACAGTCCTTCACGCCATCTGGCAATCCGCCCGGCATGGCAGGGGCGGGTACGTACACCGACTCGACACATTTTCCGGGCGTGACGTTTTCCTATCTCGCCACCTACAACAATGTGTTGCTGTTCTCGCCCGGACCCGGGGGCTACAGCGGCGCGGGCACTCTCACGCGTGTGAGCGGTACGGGACCGGCGAGCATCGCGTATGCCGGCAGCACTGTCGCCAATCCGCCCGTGCTCGACGCCAATCCGGCGGATATCGTCAACGACTTTCTGACCAATGGGCAATATTCCATCGGCCTGCTGACATCGCAGATCGACTCCGCGAGCCTCGCTTTCTATCGCCAGTACTGCGCCGCGCAAGGAATTTTTCTTTCACCGGTACTCGATACGCAGGAGCAGGTTTCCCAGACGGTCGATCGCTGGGCTTCGCTGACCAACACGCTGATTTTCTGGAGCGAAGGCGTTCTGAAGTTCGTACCGCTGGGCGATTCCGCCATCACGAACACAGGCGTGACGCCAAACGTTTCGTTCACGCCGAATCTCACGATTGCCTACGACCTCACCTACGACGATTTTCTCGACACCGGAAAACAGAACGGCGCGGGCAATCCGGCGCCGCCGATATCCGTCACGCGCATCGATCCCGCCGACGCGCCGAACCACGTCAAGATCGAAATCAAGGATCGTGCGAACGCCTATAACGCCGAGCCCGTGGAGTGGCAGGACCAGGGCCTTGTCGATCAATACGGCCAGATCGATTCGCCGGTCACCGAAGCGCATGAAGTTTGCGATCTCACCGTTGCCGCCATCGTCGTGCAGCTTGTCGGGCAGCGGATCGGCTATATCCGCAACACCTACGCTTTCACACTGGGCGCCGAATTTTCGCTGCTGGAACCCGGCGATATCCTGACGCTGAGCGATCCGCATCTCGGGCTGAACCGGCAGCCGGTGCGCATCCGTACGATCGACGAAGACGACAAATACCGGCTCGCGGTGGTGGCGGAAGAATTTCCGGGAAGCCTGGGCACGGCGCTCGCCTACAATGTCCAACAGGGGGGCAATGGCGGCGGATACGACACCGGCAACGATCCCGGCGATGTGAATCCGCCCTGCATCTTCGAGCCGAGCTCCGCGCTGACCAATGGCGTCGCACAAATCTGGATTTCCGCGAGCGGTGGAGCGAACTGGGGCGGCTCGGCTGTTCTCGTCAGCTTCGATGACGTCACCTACACGCCGGCCGGCTATATCGGTGCGCCCAGTCCGCAAGGCACGCTCGTATCCGACTTTCCCGCTTTCGGCGGAGGCCCGGGGGGAGAGGACACCGCCGACACGCTTACCATCGATCTGACGGAATCCGGCGGAGTGCTTCCGACAAGCGCGACGAACGCCGATGCGGACGCCTATCGAACCCTGTGCCTGATCCGCGCGGCCTTTGCGGTGGTTTCGGGCGCGGCCACGATTCCGAACACGGGCGAACTGATTGCCTATGGCGGCATCGCCCAGGGATCGACACCGGAACAATTCCTGCTCGGATATTCGTCGGCAAACCCGGGCGCCTATATCCGGCGCGATCTCTACGGCATGGGAACGCAGGATCACCCGACAGGCTCGAACGTCACGCGCATCGAACTCACCCAACAGCAACCGCCCCTGAATGCGATCCTGATCTACGACCTGCCGGCGCAATACATCGGGGAGACGATCTGGTTCAAATTCCTGAGCTTCAACACGTTCGGCAACGCGTTGCAGGATCCGTCGACGGTGGTTGCGTATAGTTACACGACGACCGGCGCAGGCTATGGCGGAGGAACCGGCGGCGTACCGATGCAGCCGACGGGCCTGACGGCGACAGGCGTCTCGGGCGGCATCG